ATAAGAAGGTAGGGGTAAATTATATTTTTTTGAATACCACAACTTACTATGCTTACGACGGATTTGGATATTACAACGAAAACTTTAACCCACAACATTCGGACATCCATTTGGAAGAAGGAAATTATTACTTCTGGAGTTCGGTTAATAACAATCCAAGCGTTAACCCTTTAGAAGTAGCAGGAACGATTACTTGTTATTTAGTCGCAGGAAGCAGTGTTAAATATACTGACTTGCAAACAGGTTCGGTAAACGTGAATACGATTTTAACGACAAGACACTATAATTTATTTAGGGTATTTCCTACTTCGTATTTAAACGGAAACAAAATTCAAATTTACAACCCTACTTCAGTTTTACTTTGGGAGGGTAATTTTTACCCACAGGAAGAATGTCTTTACACTCCTGTAACAATAGACTTCGTAAATAAATACGGATTCTTCCAACGTGAATACTTTTTTAAAGCAAGTTACGAAAACTTAAATACTACGGTTAACGATTACAACTTTATGCAACCTGTAATGCCTAACTATTCGGACTTGTTAAATCAAAGACAAACGTTTAACACGAACGGAATTTTAGGATACAAAATAAATACTGGATTTGTGGACGAATCGTATAACGAAACTATGCAACAATTAATGTTGAGCGAAAGGGTACTTATGGACAATATGCCTATCAAGTTAAAGACGCAAAGTTTTAACAAAGAGAAAAACATTAACAATAAGAAAATAAATTACTCAATCGAGTTAGATAGTTCAACCGATTTAATTAACAACGTAATTTAATGAAAAGACAAGTAAGGATTTTCGTAGGAGGTAGAGAGTTAGATTTATTCAACGATGAAAACATCGAGGTAAATTCTACGATACAAAACATACAGGATATTTCCAAAACCTTTACAGACTTTTCGCAAAGTTTTACCGTACCAACTTCGCCAAATAACAATGCTATATTTCAGCACTTCTACCAAAACGATACTGACGCAACTATAAACTATCAAGAAAGAATTCCTGCATACATCGAAGTAGATATGGCTACGTTTAGAACTGGCAAAGTTCAAATGGAAAAAAGCCAACTTAAAAACGGACAAAGCGACAATTACACGGTAACTTTTTACGGAGAACTTACTTCGCTTAAGGATTTATTTGGCGAGGACTTACTCAGTGACCTAGACTACACTACATTAAATCACGATTACAACTTTACAGAAGTCTACAATAGAATAACGACAAATACTACGGATTTCGATGTTTGTTACCCTTTGATTAGTTCAAATAGATTATGGGAATACGCAAGTATAAATCCATATGGAAATTTACCTTTTTGGTTACAACCGCCTACGAGCGGAAACGACATCCACCAAACAAGCGGAAGAATTCAATACAAAGAATTATTTCCTGCATTAAGAGTAAAGTCTATTATTACTGCAATTTCTCAAAGGTATGGTATGACCTTTACAGGACCGTTTCTTAACGACCCAAGATTTACTCAAGCTTACATTTGGTACAAGAATAAAGACGTTATTCAAACGATTTCAGAAAGCCAAGACTTAACTTTTCAGTCTATAGTTTCTCATACCAATATACTTACCGATTTAACTCCTTACGTTGACATCGCAAATTCTTCTATTAGTATTCAGTACATTCCAGACGTATATGTTCACGATATAGAATTTACTCCTTTAACTGCGTCAACTGGAGCGCATTATTATGTTGACGTTTTTAGAAATAATACTTTTTATTGCACTTTGGACGGATTGAGTTTTACTATGCCTAACAACTATATGTATTCTCAAAATGCGTTAGGGTTAAATGATGTGTACAAATTTAAAGTAAGGGCGGATAACACGATTAACGTAAAATTTAGAATCAAGTATTCCGTTTTACAAATTGGTAACGTGGTTGACGAGATAAAGGTAAACACGAATACAATTACAATAACTAACAAAATTAACTTAGCGTTATGCGCTCCCGTTATGAAGGTAGCTGATTTCTTTAGTGGAATACTTAAGGAATTTAATATGACCTGTTACGCGACTTCTTTAAATACCTTTCAAATTATGCCGTTGCAAAATTGGTATAGTTCTGGAGCGGTTATAGACATTACAAATTACACGGATAAAAACGAAATAGGAATTGAAAGAGTAAAACTATACAATAAGATAGCGTTCAAATACCAACAAAGTAATTCTTTTATGAATAAGTTTTACTACGACACTTGGAATAAAGAATACGGAAACACGGAATACCAATACCCCTACGACGGAGGGGAATTTACGGTTGAAGTTCCATTCGAAAATTTAATGTTTAACAAATTTACAGGAAGTAATTTACAAGTAGGATTTGCTTTAGATAGTAGTTATTCCCCTTATATTCCAAAGCCTTGTATTATGTATAAATACGGATTGGTAAATGTAACCGACCATATTTATTACGGCAATGGAAGTGCGCACGTTTCTAACCATAATTATATGATGTTCGGGCAGGATTTAAAAGTAAACGGAATAAATTACTCTTTAAACTTTTCCCCCGATACTTCTACGTTTAGTTTACAGGCTATTAACGACTCGATGTTTGCAACGTATTACTTTTCCTACCTAGCTAATTTATACGCGCTTAAAAATAGACTTACGACCGTAAAAACGGTACTTCCTATTTCTTTACTTACTGGGTTAAAATTAAACGATAGATTAATTATTAGGGACAAACGTTATATTATTAACGAAATGAAAAGCAACCTAGTAAGTGGCGAAACTACCTTTACTTTGTTAAACGATTTTCTTCCTGTAAACCCGCAAGTTTTTATTCGACCTCCTAGAATTGAAAACGTAATAGTTACTCCGATTATTTTTCCTACTGGAGTAATTAGACCTTCCCGAGTTATCGTGGTAAGATTTAGAAGCGCAACTGCGGATGTTATTATTGACCCGCCAGAATTAACGCAAGAAGATATGATAACGATAACACTTCCTGAGTTTTTAGGCAACGAATACATAACGGTATTTGCAAACTTTGAGTTTGAAAACGGAGACGAACTAACCCAAGAAATAATAATAAGCAGATGAGTTACATAAATCAAATAATAAAATTACTTTCTATTAACGAATTTATCAACGTAAGCGAGAACGTAGAAATTGCAAAGGGCAAGTATAAATTACATACAGGAATTCGCGCTAACTACAAACAAGCAATGCGGGAGTTATACATTAAAAGAAACCTAAGAAATGGCAGAAAAACGGACAATTGAACTTGACGTAAAAAGCAATACTCAAAGTTTAAAATCGCAATTTAAAGAAGCGCAAGCCGAAGTACAAAAGCTTTCCGAAAAGTATGGAGCGACAAGCCAAGAAGCAATTAAAGCGGCTAAGGCTGCGGCTGAATTAAAAGACCAAATCGGAGACGCTAAAGCATTAACCGATGCGTTTAACCCCGATGCTAAATTTCAAGCGTTTACTGGAACTTTAACAGGGGTTGCGGGTGGATTTTCTGCGGTACAAGGTGCAATGGGTTTAGTCGGAGTTCAAGGGGAAGCGGTCGAGCAAACTATGTTAAAGGTCCAAAGCGCAATGGCTATTTCTCAAGGCTTGCAATCACTTGGGGAAGCGCAAGACACGTTTAAACAACTCGGAGCGGTAATTAGAGATACTGCGGTTAAGTTAGGCATATTAACGGTTAGTAAAGAAGCTGACGTCGCAGTAAGCGCGCAACAAACGGCTGCTACTACAGGAAACGTAATTGCAACGGAAGCACAGGCGGCGGCTAACGTAACAACGGGAACTTCGTTTAAGGTAATGGGTGCAACTGCAAAACTTTCTTTAAATGGAATAAGAGGGGCATTAGCGGCTACTGGAATAGGTTTGTTAGTTGTAGCTTTAGGAACTATCGTAGCGTATTGGGACGACATTAAAGGAGCGGTAAGCGGTGTAACTCCCGAACTTCAAAATAACCTTGACTTAGCTACGCAAAATGCAGAACAATCTAAACACGAATCCGACAATTTTAAATATCAAGAAAACTCTTTAAAGCTTCAAGGTAAATCGGAAAAGGAAATTTTACAACTCCGAATACAAAAACAACAAGCTTCTTTAAAAGACGCAAAAACACAACTTGAAGCGCAAATAAAAATTCAAAAAGCTAGTGAAGTAGCGTCGGAAAGAAACTATAAGATAACTAGGCAAATAATGGATTTAATGACAATAAGTCCGTTATTAACTATTATAGATTTAGCGTCTTCTGGAATCATTTCTTTAATGAAAATGGCAAATAAATATATGCAACAATTCCAAGGAGTTATGATTGGTTTGATTACTCAACCTATTGAAATGGCACTCAAAGGAGTTAATTCAATTTCGAAGGCACTTGGGTTAGGAAGCGTAGATGTTAAGGGAATAATGGGAGATATTAATAAAGTTGCAAAAGATACAACAAAAAACATTAACGAGACTATTCAAGGTTTGCAACCTACAAACTTGCAAAAACAAATTGGCGGAGCATTTAGTGGTTGGATGACAAAACAAATTTTTGACCCTAAAGCAGTAAAGGAGGAAGGTAAAAAAACTCTTCAAGAATTACAAGACAATGTTTTAGCCATTAATAGCGAAATCGCAGGCAGTCAACTTCAAATAAAAGAAATAAATAAAAAAGCTAACGAGGATAACGCAAAAAGTGCCGACGACGCACAAAAAGCAAAAGAGGAAAAGTTAAAACAATATAACGAAAGCCTTAAAGCATTTTATGAAGCACAGGAAGCAGATAGACAAGCAAGAATAACGGATGCTCAAGAAAAGGAACTTCAAGAACTTGCAAACAAATTTGACAACGCTACTTACCTTGCGGATAAAGCAGGACAAGATACCAAAGCAATTACTGAACAATACGAAGCGGACAGGATAGCTATTAAGGAAAAATACCGTTTAATCGACGAACAAAAAATGCAGGAAGCAAGCGCGAAAGCTTTAGCATTAAAAGTAAAAGCCGAACAAGAATTTAACACGCAAATAGAAGCCTTACAAGAATTAAACTATCAAAATAGTTTAACTCCTCAACAAAAAGAATTAGGAGCAATACGCGAAAAGTATTTTGCTATGGAAGAATTAGCAAAAGGGAACGCGGATGCCGAAGCAGTTATAGCAGAAGCAAAGGGAAAAGAAATAGACGACATAAACAAGAAATACGCAGACGAAGAACAAAAAAGAAAAAAGGAAGCAGTCGACCGCAATTTAGATTTAGTAAAAAACGGATTATCATTAGTTGAAAGTATCACTGAGTTATTTGGTAAAAATGGGGAAAAGCAAGCACGAAGAGCATTTAATGTAAAAAAGTCAGCTCAAATAGCTAGTGCAACAATTGACACTTACAGAAATGCCGTAGCCGCTTATGGTTCGCAGTTCGTGCCGATTCCCGACCCGTCTTCTCCAGTTCGTGGGGGAATAGCTGCAGGAATAGCAGTAACGGCAGGCTTAGTAAATATAGCGAAAATCGCAAGTCAAAAATTTGAAGGTGGCGGTTCAAGCGGTGGCGGTGGTGGTAGTGTAGGCGGTGGTGGTATGTCAGGCGGCGCTCAGGCTCCATCATTTAACGTAGTAGGAAATAACGGACTAAACCAATTAGTACAACTTCAACAACAACCTATGCAAGCCTTTGTAGTTAGTGGCGAAGTAAGTTCAGCTCAATCACTTGACAGAAATAGAATACAAAATGCCTCAATTTAAGTTATATTAATATGAAAATAATTGAACTAATAATAGACGAAAAAGACGAAATGAGTGGAATCGACGCGGTAAGCGTAGTGCATTCCCCTGCAATAGAGGAAAATTTTGTAGCCTTACAAAAACACGAACTCGAATTAAAAGAAGTTGACAAGGAAAAGCGTATTTTAATGGGTGCGGCTTTAATTCCTAACAAACATATTTATAGAGTAAACGAAAAGAACGAGGAATACTATATTTACTTTTCTTCCGACACGGTACGCAAAGCAAGTGAATTGTTTTTAATGCGCTCAAATCAAAACAACGCTACCTTAGAACACGAATCTAAATTACAAGGAATGTCGGTTGTAGAATCTTGGATAATCGAGGATAGCAAATCGGATAAAAGCCGATTATATGGTTTTAATTTACCAAAAGGAACTTGGATGATTTCAATGAAGGTCAATAACGATAAAATCTGGAACGATGTTAAGGAAGGAAAAGTAAAAGGCTTTTCAATCGAGGGTTACTTCGCGGATAAATTAGAAATGAGTTTACAAGAAATCGAAGAAGCTGAATTGGTTGAGCAAATTAAAAAAATAATTTTAGAAAATGAGTAACGAAATAGGAAGGTCAAGTCCGAGAGGTGGTAAGCGTGGTTGCTTATGTAAAAACGGAACTTACGATAAAAAATGTTGCGATGGAAGCTTACAGGCTCAAGGCATAGGAAATACATACGGACAAACAATTACGATTACTAGCGTTCCCGCACCTCCAAATAATAGCACGCATACAGGCAACGGCGGAAACTAAAAATGCAACAGAACAAAAAAAGTTTAGTTATTTAGATATAAAAATAAATTACAATGGGTTTAAACGAAATGTTCAAAAAAATTGCTTCGATTGAAAGCGAAAAAATGGAGTTAGCTAAACACGAAATAGAATTAGGTTCGGTAGATGACCTTAAAGAATTAAATTCAAAATACAAAGATTTAATTAAGAGAATTAATGAGAATCAAATTAAAATTGAGGCAACTTCGGTAAGGGTAAATAAAGCAAAAGCAGAACTTAAAAAAGCAATAGAAGAAGAATCTATTTCTAAAAGTGTATTAGCTAACGACATTACAAGAGTTAACGAAGTATTAAGTTTATCGGATACGGCAACATCTAACCAAACAAGAATTGCTAAACAAGTTTTGGACCAAGCAAAACAATTAGGACTTGATGTTAAAACGATACCCGCTTATAATGAATCTTTTTCTTGGTCTACGCCATTAGAACAAGCATCAATTAAACTTCGTCAATTTATTTCAAAACTAAAATAAACACAGATGAAAAATAGCACAATAAACAAAATCAAAAAGCTTCTAGGAATGGAAGTAAACTTAGCCGAAATGATAATGGCTGACGGAGTAACTAAAATTTCTGCGGACGCATTCGAAGCAGGAAACGAAGTTTATGTAGTAACTGAAGACGAACAAATGATTCCCGTGCCAGTTGGAGAATACGAACTAGAAGACGGAATGATTCTAGTCGTAGTGGAGGAAGGTGTTATTTCCGAAATTAAAGCCGCACCAACGACTGAAGAAACTGCACCAGAAGACGAAATCGCTCCAGAAGTTCCAGTAGCCGCTACTGAAGAAGTTATTGCTCCTAAGAAAACGGTTGAAAGTATCGTTAAAGAAACTTTCTTCGCAGAAATTGAAAACCTTAAAAAAGAAAACGAGGAGTTAAAAGCAAAATTAGAATTGCTTTCTAAAGTTGACGCAGTCGAAGAAACAAAGACCGAACTTACTGAAATGCCAACTCCTATTTCTTTTAACCCAGAAAACAAAAACAAAGTTGAAAACTTTAAGCTTTCGCCTAACAAACCTAAATCCACAATGGACAAGGTTTTAGAAAAAATGTATAAATAATTTTAAATAAAAAAAAATGCCAACAACAACAAACATTACAACGACCTATGCAGGTCAATGGGCAGGAAAATATGTAGCGGCTGCGTTACTTTCTGCGCCAACAATCGAAAATGGAGGGGTTACAATTATGCCCAACATTAAATTTAGGTCAGTGATTCAACGAATTGACACGAACGCAATCCTTAAGGACGCGACTTGTGACTTTACACCAACTTCTACCGTAGATTTATCGGAGCGAGTTTTGGAAGTAAAAGATTTGCAAGTTAACCTTACTTTTTGTAAGTCTCAATTCCATTCAACTTGGCAGTCTCAAGAAATGGGATTTTCTTCTTTTGACACTTTGCCAAAATCTTTTTCAGATTATTTAATCGCATACGCAGCCGCTAAAGTAGCCGCCGCTAACGAAGTAAATATCTGGCAAGGAGTTGGAAGTAACTCTGGAGAATTTGACGGATTGTTAACACAAATCTTGGCAGACCCAGCACTTCCATCTGCTCAAAACATCGCAGGTGGTACTATCAACGCGGGTAACGTAATAGCGGCTATAACTTCCGTAGTAAACGTTATTCCTGCCGCTTTGTATGGTAACCCTAATCTTAGAATCTACGCTTCGCAAAACGTTGTTAAAGCATACGTTCACGCTTTAGGTGGTTTCTCGGTATTGGCTACGTCAAATAGTGGTGTTAACGCACAAGGTCCAACTTGGTATAACAACGGAGCGTTGACTTTTGACGGAGTTCAAATTTTCCTTGCTGAAGGTTTGCCAAATAACACAATGGTAGCGGCTACGGTTGACAATCTTTACTTCGGTACTTCTTTGTTGAGCGACGCTCAAGAAGTTAGAGTAATTGACACTTCGGCTACTCTAGGAGACGATAACGTTCGTTTGGTTATGAGAATGGCTGCGGGAGCAACTTACGGAATCATCGAAGACATCGTAGTTTACTCTTAATTATTTAGGGGGTTGAAATATACCCCCTTTTATTTATTCACACTAAAAAAAATATAAATTATGAGTTGCGATATTTCACAAGGTAGATTAGAAGCGTGCAAGGATTCCGTTGCGGGCTTACAAGCTATTTACTTTATTAACTACGGACTTTTTGACCCTTCAACCGACGTAACTTACGATACGGCTACAGGTTACGAAGACCAAATTACTGCGATTGCGTTACCTACTTTGCCAGTTTCAAATATCTTTAAATTTGAACTTAAAGGTGCAAACGTATTCGATACTACAATTACTTCAAGCCGTGAGAACGGAACTACTTTCTTTGAGCAAGTTTTGACTATTCAATTAAAGAAACAAGACCCTGTAACTACTAAAACGGTTAAATTGCTTTCTTACGGACGTCCACAAATAATCGTAAGAACAAATACAAACCAATTCTTTATTGCAGGACTTGAAAGAGGTATGGACGTTACTGCGGGTAAAATTGCCAACGGAACAAACTTGGGGGATATGAGCGGTTACGAATTGACTTTTACAGGTCAAGAAAAAGTTCCTGCGAATTTCCTAGATTGTGTTGACGAAGCGTCTTTGTCATCTTTATTGAACGGAGCGGTTATCATTAATAGTTAATAATTACTTACTGACTAGAAAGAAAGGGGATAGGCTTAAAGCTTACCCCTTTTTTTTATGGAACAAAATTCTATTAATTTAGTTATATTAATATGATATTCGTACAAGAAAGCGCAATCGCACAAACAATAAGATACATTCCTAGAAACGGAAACTATGTTACTGCGTACATAACGGACGAAAATACGAACGTACAAGTGCAATTGCTTCCTGTTACTTTTTTAGGTGGCGACTACTTCCATACGCTTAACACTATTTTTCCAACCTTTGAAAATAGGTTTTACTGGCTAGAGTTAAAAGATATTAATGGAGAAACTTGCCTTAAAGAACGTATGTTTTGCACAAATCAAAACGTAGATACTTTCTCGGTAAACAATGGAGGATATATTTCCAACCAAACAACGAACGAATTTATTATGTATGAATAATTACCATATTTTAAACTTAGCGGAATACAAGCAACCAACGATTCAAGAATCAAAGAGGGACGCTTGGGTAGAATTTGGCGAGGACAACGATTACTTTAATTATTTAATTGAAAGGTATTTAAAATCAACAACTAACAACGCTATTATTAACAACGTAGCGCGGTTAATATACGGAAAAGGTATAAGCGCTTTAGACGCTTCTAAAAAGCCTAACGAATACGCTCAAATGGTTTCTTTGTTTGGTTGCGATTGCACGCGTAAAATGGTATTCGATAGAAAGTTATTTGGGCAATTTGCAATACAAATTCACTATAACGAAACACACGATAAAATTTTAAAGGCTTTTCATATACCTGTAAACTTATTAAGGGCGGAAAAGTGCAACGAAAAAGGCGAAATCGCAGGATATTTTTATTCAGATAATTGGGCGGACGTTCGTAAATTTCCACCTACTCGTTACAGCGCGTTTGGATTCTCTAAAGATAAAATCGAAATAATGTTTGTTCGTCCTTACGGAGTTGGGATGAAATACTATTCGTATCCAGACTACCAAGGAGCAATTCCCTATACCGTTCTAGAGCAAGAAATAAGCGACTATTTAATTAACGAGGTACAAAATGGTTTTAGTGGAACGAAGG